GCTTGTCGCTCCCAACGCGCGACCGCTGACCTGCACAGAGGGCCGAGCCCATCCGTCCGCTTTGTAAGCGCGCTCGGTCCTGCGCTGTGACTGAGCTGGTGCGCGGGCCTGGCCTGCGCCCTTGCCGCGGCCCTTGGCTGGCCGCTGCTTCTTGTTCTGCTCCAAGAAGGCCGCACGCAGGGCCTCCTTCTTGCCCTGCGGTGCGCGTTTGATGGCGAGCTACTGCTTCGCGCTCAACATGCTGCCTGGTGCTGGTCGACAATTTCACAGACACCTCGCAAAACAGCACCATGCATGCCGGGCGCCCACAACGCCACTTCGCTAGCACGTGCCCCTAGCCTACAGAATCCGGACCGTAGTCGGAAAAACCTCGGTGGCAAGCCGGCCCGGGGTGGAACATTAACGTGCGAATCCAGTCGCGAACGCAACGCGATGCTGGCTAAACCTACCATTCAGTCCCCTGCGCTACCTCAAGTGCGGGTGCGCGCGGTACGTGTCGTCGGGTTCCGCCCGGCCCCTCGGGCAAAGACAGCCGATTATTCGCCATTTGGATGTGCTAGGCCACTCCCTAGGTCGCGGGGGCAAATGCGCCAAAGTGGCGACTGCGCTGCCCATACTCACGCCATTGTCGGAGAATTGTCCACCATGCCCGGAAAGCATAACGGATGATCCAGTCACCACACGCATGTGCAGCACAAAACCATTCGGACGCTGTCTGGCCGCCCCAGGCTACTTGGCCTACGACTAGCCGCGTCCTAGACTCGTAAAGAGCCCGGCCCGTGTACCATAAGATGCCGCTCAAGCCTTCGACATCGGTATGACCTTCGCTGGCCGCCTAACACAAAACAACCTTTTACGCTTTTACACAACCCCGGCTCGCAGGATAAGGTTGTCCCCTCACCGTCCCCGTGCTAACGGATGTCCAGGCTCTTCACAGGAGTAGGCCCTGCTACTGAGGCATAAGGATGGGTTCGCGGAGCCAGCCAATCAATAACCCGCTAGTTCGAAAAGCACGTTAATCGAACGCCCCTGACCACGATGCAGGCACCGCCGTTTCGTTCCCTCTCGCCTACGACCATCGACGAGAGTCCCTGCATCGCCCAGCGCACTGTGATTTGTTTACCGCTGGTTTGAAGAGCAGCATGCTGCTAGTCGTCTTGGATCCCTACTTCACGCACCGCAAAGCGCCGCCGGGCCCCCTCAGCCCGGCGGTTCGTGCAACTCCCTGATGAACGTCACGCCAACCACGCCCGCGCGAAATGCGCGGCGAGGTCGGCGCCGTGAGCACGTAGGTCCATATCCGTGCACATGGAAGCCCACTCCAAATCTGAACACTCTCCTGCCGTGACCTCGGCCAGGACGCGCCAGTGCGGACCCCCGCCCTCGAATGGCGGGAATTTGATCTTGCCGAGTTCCTCAATCGCTTCTCCGCGGCCAGGCAGTTCGCCCGTCATCAGCATGTACTGTTCACGCAAGACACTGTCATCCTTGAGAGTGACCTTGCTGCCCGCGTTGGCCTCGAAAATGTTGCGGCAAAGATACCAGAGGGGCTCTAAATGTCGGAAACCTGTTCCCATGACAGCCGCAAACACCCTGTTGCAAAGCTTCAAGTCCTCCTCTGCCACATTCGAAGTCGTCCATTGTTTCGTCGTGATGAACCTCTTGACTTCAGGAAGCATGACAACCGCATCTCCCTCCTCGACGATCTGATTGTCGAGTAACAGTGCGTCATATCCTATGAACCGCACGTAGTCATAGCCCTCCTGCTTCTTCCACAGCAGCTTCGGGCTCCAGCCAAGTCGTCGGAAGTACGCCTCGCACTCGTCGCTGAAACCAACAACGAGGCCCTCCTCAAGCCGACCAACCGTGTCGTCTCCTTCGAAAGCAAGTCGCGCCATGTACCATTTGCCATCACGCGGCGACCGGTACCTCAAATGGTGGCCACCATTGGCCACGAGCTGTCTGACTGCCTCATCGACGCGAGCCTTGTTGTCACCGAGCAGGAACGCAAGCCACGCCATGAGGTTCTGGAGGAAATTTCCGGAACTGGTCCACCTATCCCCAGACTCACGCATAGCGCGTGGCATCGTGATCTGCATCTTCCTGCGCTCACCTGTCTCGTCCTTGTACATCATAGACCAGGTGCAAGCCAATCCGCGGTCGTGGATCACACGCTCGAAAAGGAAGCCAACCTCTTCAACCCCGCAAGCCTTGGCGATGTGCGAGAATATCGAGGACTCGGCTCTTTTCAGAGCACTGTGCACTCCGAATTCGAAGGCCGTTAAATCGTTCTCCACGAAAATGCCCCTTTTCTGCTTCGACATGTTGCGAAAGATCTTCGTCATCTTGAGCTCCTTCATCTCGCCTTTCGCTGTCATCTCAGGCAATTTGTGGGCCGTGATCCAGTCGTAGATCCACGCCACTTTCCCGACAGCCGCCAGGCGCCGCTCCTTGTGATTCGCGATGGGCCGTGGTTTCGCCTTCGCCACGCACTCCGCTTTCACAAAAGCATCAACAACTAAGTCGAAGGTGGGCCGCTCGAAGGTATAGTGCTCCTTCATCGGGTCAATATGCATCGCCTCCTGCATGATCTTCTCCCTCTCATCTTTCGAGAGTTTCTTAGGAAGCGAGTTTGACCAGCTCTCATACTCCTTGAGCGCCTCTTTGATTTTCTCCTCACTGTAGAGGTAGCGCTTCAGCGCATCAACCACCAATCTGTGAGCCATCTTCTCCGGCTTCGTGCGGGTGTCGATGCCAACACCACGATTGCGCATCGCATTCGCAGCCCGCAAATTCCTGGGGTCATTCGCGAAAACAAAGACCTGCTTATCGGTCATGTTCGGAAACCGCGCCCTGGCCCAACGCATGCCAATCACCAATGCGTCCTCGTCCGGTGCGCCGCGGCACTCACCTTGTGAGCCGTCCTCTGCCAAGTGCTGGCCATAAACGACCATGCTCGGCAACTTGCCACTCGTCAGAAACAGACCCTGCTGCCGGTCAAGGTCCACCTGCGCTATCGCCTCCTCAAACCGCTGGCGATCAAAAGGGGCCGCCCTGTCGAAGTCGGCCTCCTTGTAAAACCCTGGCGCCCATCGGGCCCAGGCTCCCCCGCCGTCGTCCGCTGCTGAAGCCAAACGTGCCGACTCTGCTGCTGCGCCCTGACGCGCCTCTATATCAGCAATAGCCTTGCTCACAAGCGCCGCAACCTTGCGCGCCTGTGCCGCCTCCGCCGTGTCCGGCGGGCCTGGCACGTAGTCTTCCAACCCCGGTGGCCGCCTGACCACCAACGCCAAAGGATCCCCGGGCACGGTCCGCGCGACCGACCCGTTTCCGTCGCCTCGCCCCACGTCCTCACAGTGCCACGGGTGGCTTTCCACCAGCGGCGGGTAGCCGCTCACCAATTCGTCTCCGGATCGTGGTTCGCCCACGCCTCCAGCTGATCCTGTCTCGGCCCCGCCTGCAGCGCCGGCCGCGACTCCCAGCCCGTCTCCGACCGACGGAGCTGGCCCGGCCTCAACTGCCGCGGCCGGGCCAAACGCTCCCTCTCGCGCCTCGCCTCCAACTCGCTCTCCAGCGCCATCTCCCTCTCCCTCGCTGCCATCAGAGACTGGGATGTCTCTGTCTCCCAACGGGGCTGGCGGATGTGACGCTGCAGCAAGTAAGGCGTCAGAGAAAGGCCCCGGGTGTTGACGCGCGCCACATGCAACACCTGTTCCTGGGTGAAAGACTGGTGGCGGAAGGTCAACTCCCAACCGTTTCTCGACCACGTCAGCAGCCGGTCCGTCAGCTCGTACATGCCCGTCCCGTCGCACGTCGCCACCGGGACCGCGCGCCACGACACGCGCTGATCCACGAGCTGCCGATGACAACCCGGCATGTCGAGGTAGGTGCGCTTCAGATGGTATTGTGAGACCATCGACATCTTCTCCTCGTACTCGTCCCACACCTCGTCGGACCATTCCGAAGACATGGGTACGACTTTGATCTCCGCGCGCCGCCGAACGAGCTCCCAACCCCTGTTGTACGTCTCCGCCGGGACAAACCCCTGGGGTGCCCCATAGCTCTGCCAGACCGTTTGCGACGGATCGAGCGCCGTCGCATATTCCTCGTAATAGGACCTCTCGTGCAGTTTCCTGCCGATCCTCTCCGTCCAACCTGGGATGTGGGACATCCGTCGCTCGCGGATCATATGGGCGCCAAACTGTGGCATCGTACCCAGTAGGAATAACGCCAAACCAACGCTCACCGGCCTCTCGCAAATCGCGTTCGTCAATGAGCGCAGCAAGCCCCACGTCAAGAATGTTGCGCTGGTAAATAGCGTCACGCTCGGCACCCAGAAAATTGACCAGTTGGAGGTCCGCGTTCGGCGGGTTACCTCCCCAAGCACGAGACGCAGCAGCTTTCGCCTCAAGCAACCTTGCACACGCCGCAAGCTCCGTAGGAAGAACAACACGCCTTGCCACAAGCTCGCCGGCTTCCCACTCTTGGATGCGCTGAGCCATATACGACACGCCGCAAGTGACGAGACAATAGCCGCGATCAAAGAGCGGATTGCAGCGACTGCACCGGCGCCGCACGTGCATGATGCGTTCCACATACTGACCAAGCGTGCCAAAACCGCGCTCTTCCTTGCTTTTGCCGGCACCTTTCGCTGGGGCGACTGCGACCTGTTCCGCTGGGGCTTCCTTGCCTTTGCGTTTGTCCTTTGCAGCGTCCTTCCCCTTTCCGCCTCCGGCACCTGCCCCCTTTGCAGGTCCGTCCTTGGGCTCCACTCCTGCCCCGGCGCTGGCTGCTGCCGCGCCGTCGGCACTGCCAGAGGCAGCGCCGTTCGGGGCCCCCTCGGGGACCCCTGCACCATTTCCAGGCGGGTGTTCGCCTCCACCCCCGAAGACTCGAGGTCGACTGAGGGCGTCGAACGCATCCCGATGACACCAGGCACAGACGATGGGAACGTCATGACCCAGGCGCATGCGGGAAGGCTCGTCCCGATTTGATTGTAACCCCAGTTAAGACTGGATGAGCGGGCACTCAAATTTTGACCAAGTTCCAAATCACAGACACCTTGAG